AAAAGCTGCGGAGGAGGCAGCAACTGCGCCCGAGTCCTAGAGACTCGGCGCGGGATGGAGAACTGGTCTTTCTGGAGATATCTAGACCAGAAGTTCTCTCCCCTAGTTGCTACCAAGATATCGATTGCTGCGTGGGAAGTGCAATGGGAGGACGATGTATATCATGTCGCGGTTGACAGGGGTATGTTACCGGATCCCGCTCGAGTAAGTTCGCTTACTTGGAGTGAAGTTAAGGCTACCTGCCCTCCTACAGAATCTGAGAACGTAGTAAAGAAAGTAGACCCGGATCGAGTACGGTCTATGCTACAAAAAAGAAACAAAAAGGAATTCGAAGATGAGAGCGAAGAACTTTGGCCGTATAGGACTAAGACTGACAAAGTTCTTAGGCGTACAAGACTGTTGGATTACGTGCTGGCGTTTCGGACTGCAAAACGCAGTAGTGAGTTGGAATCTGTGCTACTTGCGTCACGAGAGGGTTGGGACCTAATATTCATCTCGAACCTATGTGCTGCCACGTTCGTATTTGGTTGGGACTGGTTTGCTCGTTGGCAGTGGCTAGGCGCATTTGATCAAGGATTGGAATTATTCGTCTCTACAGCGAAGCATGTTCATAACGTCGCCAAGGCTTCGGGATTGAGGGACAAGAACTGGATCCATTTCGTCGAGTGTGCTAACCTGGTAGGCTACAGGAACCCCCCTTTCCCTGGTTTTGACATGATGAAAGAAGCGAAAGCGCTAGCGGATGGAGGAGAAGAACACAACCTGTTCGGGCGGCCTTGGAGTGTGCTCGTTCAGAAATACCTGCCGATGTCTTACCATCAGGTAGACTATCGTTCCTTCGACGAGTTCGTCGAGTCCGGAGACTGGCTAACAACCGGCGCATCCAGCGTCGGCAGGTTAGAAGTCCTCCTGCCCGACGGCAAGGTCAAGAAAATCAAGGCTCGGAAGAACATGGTCGCCGACGTAGTTGACCTCAAGCAACTGGCAGCTGACGCACTTGCTGCCCAAGAACAGAAGAACTCCACTATCGTAAAGTCGGAGCTGGGCAAGTTACGTCTTGCAGTTGCAGGTGATATATATACATATCTAAAGATGACTTGGATCAACGAGTTGTTGGGCGGCAGTTATTATGATTGGCCCGGAAACACGAGCGAGGAGAGTTTTCAACAACAAACGGAACGACTGTACAAGATGTTGCAATTGTGTTCTACGCACCTGGGGTTACCTTATGATTACGCAGGATTCGACCATCAGCCAACGAGAACTGAATTGGTAGGAATAATGAACCACCTCATTGAACATGCCAGATTAAACGTGCCGAGTGGAAACATGGCTGAGTTCGACGCGGTGGCGAAGAACGTAGTGGACGGCTTCTACAACGCCACCCTATTCACGAAAGACGGCGACAAGGAATTGACTCTACCAGTCAACGGTGGTCTGATGAGTGGCTTGAGATGGACCAGTGTGCTAGGCAACGGGTGGAATAGTGTGATGACAGGTTTGTGCCTAGAGTTGTTAACCAGTTGGGGTATGCCGATAGGCGACATCGAGAGGTTTATCCGTGGCGACGACAGTGCCATCTACGTTAAGAACTGGGCTATTGGAGCAGGCATGAACGTGGCCTACGACGCCATAGGAGCCAAGGCAGGGGTAGGTAAGTTTGCCCTGCGGCGGCAAGGAATGGAGTTCTTACGAGTGTGGTTCGACCGACAATGCAGAGGCTATCCGGCTAGAGCAGTACCTGGATTGACGCAAAGGAAGCCTTGGTCCTCCAACCCCTGGAGCGAAGATATGGTAATCAAAGCCGTTTTTGAGACCACGCGCATTCTGAGACGCCGTCTACCTGACCGAATTATTGAGATCGACCAACTTTGGGGCACTTTGCGAACTGTGTGGTGTCAGAATCACAGGCTTCCAAACGGTGTCACAATGGCAGGGATCTATGATGGCGGGTTCGGAATCGAGCCACCTCCACAAGGCAAGTTCATCCAAATAAGACCTCCTGTACCTAGGGCGGACCCAGTCGAGACAGTCTCTATCCTGAATCAAAACAATTGGCGTCAGCACAAGTTCGAAGAGTACGTCTACGCTAGATATGGAATGGTGGTCGATGGTTCAAAAGTTGCACGAGACGAGTTGTTGGCTACGGTTACTGCAGACAACGTGCCCGATGTTGCGGTCGAAATCAGACAGAAATGGTTGTTGAGAGTAAGATCCGAAGGATGCCAAGCGTATACTCACAACACTGGACATGCAACTTTAGCTCCACTTTTGAACCTGAATGTATTCCCTCCTGATAGGATTAGCTATTTGATGGATTTGTTGAAGGTTGACGCTCCACTGTTTGGTTGTGCCCCTGAAGTCAGAACAGCGAAAATGGACTACAGCCGTATTCGCCCGAAGATGTCATTTAGGAAGTGGGTTTCAACCTACTTCCCCCGGGTGTACGTTGCTATGCGTAAATTCCATCGGTCTTGGCACCGCAGCGAAATCTTAGACTACATCGGAGGCTCCATAACTCTAGCCCCATCCACAATCCACCCCGCTCTCATCAAGGTGGTGGCCTGGCTCACAGCAGGCCTGCTCCGACCTGGAGCAAAAGCTCAGCGCCATTTAACCCTGGGCCTGGGCGGCAGTGTCGAACAGGTAGTTCTTCACAGCCCACTATCACAACTAGTTTACATGTGGTAGGCGAGTGTGTATTACGTGTTACGTCACGAGCCACGTGGCGGACACCGGGTAAGGCGGCAGCG